CCGTCTTGTATATATATACATCTCGCGTGTGTACAACAAATCATGCATATGAAGCAAATAATGCATACTTCGGCACATACATAAATTTGTGTAGTGAGAAATCATCACCAGCTGCTTCAAAAATTTGAAGAACAGGTGTGACTCCGTCTTTTGTTGTGATCCCTGCTAGGTTGATCACGATTGTTGGGTCGGCGGTGAAAGCTTCTGGAACAATGTTTTTGTTCTTCAACGACTTTCCACCAAGGATGGCGTAGGGTTCAACATAGGGAACGTAAAATTCCAGCGCGTTGTTCATTTGCGGATTGTACGTTGCTAGTGAAGTGGATGACCCACAATCACCCCACGCAGTACTCGGTAGCGATCCAACAGTAAGGGGATGCACCGTACTCCTTCGGCGCACTAAAGGAGTATTCCCAGCTCCTCTGGTCCATTCAAGTCCGACCGAAGCCGGAGCGTTAGTCATTTGCTGCGACCCAATGGTCTGCGCTTGCATGACTTTATACTTGAATCCTCCCCGGTATCCAATAAAACCGGGTTTGAAATAGTCAACATATGACATTCCATTAAACCAGTAATCTAACCGTGAGAGCGAAGTGGAGTTCCATACTTGAGTTGCCAAATTCTGCAACGGGATAGGAACTGGTAATACCACTTCGACTTGAGGATGGTAACTAACAGGTTCTGCTTCAAACTTCTTTGAAAAAGCAGTCTTCAAAACATGTTTATCCATCAGTTGCTTGATTGACGTAAATTTCTCCCCAAACACTATGGAATTATACCCGTCGTCTAATTGCTCAATCCCCATGGTATGAGAACTCACAGCTACGTCTACCTGGGGAACCTCACCATCATCTGATTGTAAAAGCCAGGAGTGATCCATAAATTCCTGCATCGTGGGGCAGAAAAGATTGAAATCTTTTCCAGCACAAGCTTCTACTTTAATCGTGACCGTCGCACCGCTTTCAGAAGCTAATGGAATGGCCTCGTAAAAGGTCATGATTCCCATAGGAACTCTAACGCCTAAAGCAGATAGTGAAGACAGAAATGGGATCTCGATTTCCAAAACTTTGGTATCACTAGACAAATCAATGTAGTAAGTTTCCTGTTGTGTCATCACGACATCGGGGTCAATTCCCGTAATGTCATAGTGATGTCCGACAGTAATTCCAAGGACGCCTCTATGAAAGGGCGATGCAATAACTTCAATGCGGTATTTCAAAGAACCGTTCCAATAGTTAAATACATCAGATACCCATTTCATAGGCGTGGAGGCCATTCCCACCAGTGGAGGTCCACTGGGATAATCGGTGGGTGCCAGAAAGATGGAGCTGTTTACTCCACTAACACTCCAATCAAAAAGTGCTATTAACCCGTAGCGCTGGACGATATCAGAAATCAACATGTCACCATCTGCACCAACCCCGGCAGAAGCTGCAGACACAGCTATCCCCTGACCAGGAAATGAGGTCAACTTTGGCTCGTACACTTTCTGGTCCGAATAACTAAAGTGGTTTCCGTACTGATTCGTGATAACTGCACCTTCGGGAGATCCTTCAGGAGTTGAATACCCGAGCATCTTCGCAACCTTACCTCCCATTTTGAGAGCAATCGCTGCTGGGGTCGCCATGGCACTGAGTGGTGGAATCTTTGCAACATCTTCCATTACTACACTCATGCGTTCAAGCTTACCAGAGAATTTCTCGTCTGCAAATGCCGATTGGTACGCAAGGCTGGAAATAGCGTTGTCTTTCACAGACCCACTTACTTCTGCGTCGTCAAGAGACATGAACACACTGATCCCAACGGATACAGGAGCTGCATCTTGCACAGTTCGTAAGGGAGCTACAATTCTAGGAGTGAGTTGGGGGAAATATTGAGAAGCGTGATGGTCAGGAGGACCCAAAAAATTGTCTCCTCCGGTGATATCATGCCACCCAGATTTCGTCACCCAATCCAACGACATCTCGTAGATTGCAGACCTTCCAAGATCTATGAGAGTGTTTGGAGCTTGAAGGCATTGCACCATATCGGGACCGTTTGCCCAAATGTAATTCGTGTAACCTTCTGTAATACCAAGAGTATAATCAGCAGCCACCGCCATCTGCCCATAGTTAAATGGGTAGGAGTTGACCATGATAGTAATCTTGGGCTTCCCTCTGAGCAATCGAAAATGCCTCAATTTATCGCGAATAGTGGAAGTGGTTATCCACAAGTCAAACGGAAAAATAGGGGTCTCAACGAAAGCAGGAGTAACACTCCAGGTTTGGACTCTAACGGGTCGCGACAAAAATTGTGCGAGCGTCAGAGCGTCGTGCGCCACTCCAAAGAGTGGACGTGGGACCGAAACATCATCTCCTTCAATAAGGGTTGATGCTCCGATCTTCATAGTGGTTTTTACGAGCTCACTAGTGCTCGAAGTTTGGCCAGAGCCTTTACTAATATTTTCAGTAACAGTTTGTATACAAGTGAAGGACGCGGTCAACGTACAATCTCAGGAGAAGCAATTCAATTTATAAATACACACAAGCTTACTAAAGTACATACCTATATTATTTGATCCTCATAAAAGGATCGATCATCCAACAAGTCATAAGAACCTATCGGATCGATCAGCCCGGAAAACAATTCGTCTTTGTTGTACCGAGCGATAATCTCTTCATACGCAAGGCGACGAAACTTAGGAAGAGATGGGACAGTGTCGAGCTTTGCTAAAAAAGCATCATACTCGCTTCGTCCCCAAAGCGCGTATTCACGGACTGCACAATCAAGTGCATCAGCTAACACAGCCTCACGCGAGCTACCACCACCCTTGTAAAAACAAATCGATTTGTGAATACTCTCCTTGTTGAGAGCACCATAGATCAATCCGTCTTCGTGGATGATAGGATATCGCTTAAAGAACTCGAAATCGTCGTATCCAGAAAAATCCTGGACGATTCCTTTCTTCGACGAGTCTGTGTAGACATATCCGTAAGCCTGTAGGGTCAGTTCAATGTGCTTGAGCGTGAATTTCGGTTCGACAGTAGCACAGGCGCTATCGTCCCCTCCCGTATCCAATAGTTGTTTTTCTTTGAATCGAGGAGCACTAGTCAGATCAGTGTGCAGCGCATAATGCGCTACCCTATACAATACAGAACACATGATACAGTTGATCCAGTACGTCACAAGTTTTCCGGAGTCAAGGCCTACGCATGAATATGCGTAATCTCCTCTACAGTTAATAATAGAATACGCCGCTGACATGAGCATGACGTACGCCATTTTCCCTGCAAACTTGGTGTATCCAGCGTCCAAAACGAGTTTTTGGACTTCAACACTGACGAGGTGGAGAATGGTTGCCTTGAGGGATGAATCCATCCCGCTGAAATCTCCCAGTAAAACGTAATCTGAAAATTTCTTCAATCTAAGAAACATTTCGCGAAATTGGGGAGAAGTAGCATTGAAATGTCCACGCATTTCCCACGTATCCAGGTCTGAATACATGGCCTCAATGACTGGCAACAAGAACATTCGAGAAAGAAGCAAGTGTTCCAGCTCAGTAACCATGAAAACACGGTACTTGGCTGTGTCATTTTTCAAAGGTTTGATTACCTCATCTTTCAACGACCACTTTGAGACAAAAACTGGAAAGTTTTCATTCAACACCATTCTCATGATGTCTTCAATCCTGGTTTTGAGATCAAGGTCAATACCTTCCTTTCCCATCAGGTCCCTCCGCGTGCATGGATTTGTCCCCGAGGACGTCGTCCAGTTAATCGCACGATAAGCTGTTCCGGGGATTCCGAAAACGGCTTGCTCAAGACTCAGAGGTTTTATCTTAACCCTCAAACCCGGTTCAAAGTAGTCACCTATTGATTTTGTCAACACAGAAAGATCTGCATCGCCTATGGGACGATCCAACTGACCGAGTTTGTGTTTGTACGTGTCATACCAAACACCTTCGTATTCCTTCACCATTTTTGGTAGATCAGGAATGACTGCTGCAGGTTTAAACAAGTCGAGCAACGCGGGGTCAGACACAGTGATCTTTGAAGGACCTTGTGAAAAACCTTGCTCAAGTTTGTTTGTTCCGAGAACCGCAATCCCTATGTCTCCGTCAATAAATCTAAACTTAGATTTCGGGTGGAGAGGACCCGCTTCGAATTCGGTGGCACCGAAAATTGGAATGATTGCCTGAAAACTGGCAGGAAGTTGCGATACGGCAGATTCAATCTCATCCTTTGTAAAACGTTCAAAAGCTGCGCATGAAATTCCTTTCCCTCGAGACAAGAGCATGTGGATTCCGAGAATCACAGCTTCACCTCGAGCGTTTTTGGTCACCCAAAGATTTCCACAATCCCCGTTTTCCGTGACTTTTCCGACAAACGTCCCGCTGTAACTCGGAGTCGTGAGGTGGTCACGACGAATTGTGCCCGTACCAATATCACGAATCTTCACGACTTCTGAATTGCCACGGCGAAGTTCAGCTGTCAATGAGTTTCCAACATACTGCGATTCATTCCAGTACTGCGAGATCGAAAAAACATTCGCGACGACACACACCGAAACAACGACTGTGTCACTGCCTGGAGCCACCCTCTGCATGGTGGACAAATCTGGAAAGATTTTTTGTCCATTCCACATAAAGTGGTTAGCAGCTCTCGCATAGTGGTGCCCGAGTATGACTGTGGAAGCGTTCCAGAAGTAAGCATACGCAAGTACAGTTCCATCTTTCTTATGGACAGAAACCCGCGCCTTGTCCAACTTCTTCATCAAGAACTCGCTGCTCTTCTTCATCGAAGAAAAAACGGCTCCAGGAGCTGACAAGTGAGCCCAATGAGTTGCAGGAGGAGCTTCCATATTGGAAGGATCGACGAATTCGAGAAACTTACCAAGATTTGGATCTATGGTGTAACTCGCGTTCTTCGCTTGGGTTTCTTCCTTAAGAAGATCCTTGCGAAAGTTGACGTTTTCGTCTGGGAGAGTGTTTCCGTCTCCGTCCGTCTGAACAGGATAGGGACCACGTCTACTCTCCTCTTCCTTCTCCTTCTTAGGAGCGCGAAATTCGACGACCACTCTACCCAAAGCAACACATGTTCCCAAGAGAACTACGACCAGACCCAGGATCTTGACGTATTTGGTAGCTACGATAGACATAGCGTCAACCTCTCTCGACAATTTCTTGTGGAGTTTCATACCATATCTTTCGATGGCACCGTCAACCACACTGTCGACTCCTTTCCGGAAACGGGTTTTGACTTTCTTCTTCTTCTCCTTCTGGCAACCGCCACAGTTTCCCTGGAGGACATGTTCAGCCTCACCGGGAACCACAACCCTATTAGCAGCATAAATGTCTGCTAAGCTTTTCCAAGATTCATCGTCATCAAACTCAGAAACTCCTAAGAGATCTTCGTCTTCAGACGCGTTATCTTCTGGGATGAGGACGTCAAAAGTCGCTCTTGGAGTAAAGTCGCGCATGGGACTGACATCGTGGTTGCTTTCAAATGGAGTTGCAACAGCAGCAACTTGACCCATTCCTTTTTCAAGAAAAGCAACGTCTACATCATTCACGCCTTCTTCTTTTTCTTCCCAAGCACAAAGAGAACAACACTTTCTGGTGTGTTTCATCATGAGCTTCCCTATATTGCAAGTAGGTAAACTACTGTCAACAGTCCGCAATTGAACATGCGCTTTGTATTGCACGATCATCCAATCGATGACCTGTGCAGTACCGATAAGCGTGATCAGTGGCTCTGCGTCAGGGGTCTTGAGAAGAAAATTCCCGTTCCTGTGTGATGTACGATGAACATCATACACCATCCTATCTTCCAGATCGGGATGTCTAGCCAACAAATGGTCGAAACCCTCATGTTTCTCAGGCTTAACACCCTCAGGATATTTGACTTCCACCGCGTATGGAAACCTTCTCAAGAGGCGCGCCTGATCTGGATTATATACTCCAAACTCCAGAGCCTCTGCGTTCGAAGTGAACGAGACGACTCGGGGAGAAATGAAAGACTCTTCCTTATCTTCTAAGGAAGCCTTGTCAACGTGAAATGAGTTCTTATCGACAAGTCGAGCCATAAGGGCTGACAAGTCAACAGGATCTTGTTTCGAATAACCAGACTTAGTCAAGTCACCGAGATCCACGACTAAAGGGTCTTGCATACCATCCTGGAAACGAGCATTGACATCGTAGTTGTAAAATTCTGATGCCGAATATTCGCTACCAGGTCTTTCAATCTCATGAATAACACGAGTGAAAGAATGGATAAGAGTACTCTTTCCTGTCCCTGGAATTCCGAAGAATGAAATGGCCCAAGGGGTCATCCTATCTTCTCCCGCGTTGATCTTTGATCTCAGAGAGATGATGCGGTCATGTACTGCCTTCTTACAAAGGAAGTATTGTGATGACGGTTTCACTGAGGATCGTTCAATAACGCGTTCTTGTTCCGCTAACTTCTCATACCTACTGAGAAGTTCTTTGGCTGGAACAAACCTGTTTTTGTACTTGACAATGTTGGGGCCTAGTTCTTCTAACTCAGCTGCCGTTGCCATGTACTTGGTGTACCCAGGAGCTTTCCAAAGCATTCGAGGATCTTTAGTATCGATGAAGGCTTGAATTCGCATTGAACTCTTATCGATGATCTCTTTTGCCAAAGAAAAAGCCTGGTTAGCGGTATACACCTTAGTGATACCTTTCAGACACTTCTGGACAAACTTCCAATCTGTAACCTCACTCAAAACCGTTGTGGTCTTGAAGAAAGAGAACAGTAGATGGACGATCGGAAAGTTTTTGAAAAATTCCTCTTCTTTCCCATCTTTCCGCTCATATGAGCCCGTAGGAGGTCCTTGAAGGTAGACATCGCCATCACTGAGGTCGATGTCTGATTCCTCTGTCTTTTCTTCCCTGTCTTCCTGTTCCAAGTGCAAAACACTCGGGGCTGACGAACTCGTACTAGCCTCTTCTTCTTCATTAAGAGGCATATTGAAAACGTCAGGAACCCATTCGTCAAAAGATTCACTTGAGCGACCTGTCAAATACAGGTAGTTTCTCAAAACTTTTGTTGGGTTCATGGCAAGGTCTTTACACTTCTTGACCAATGCCAGAATGAACGCCGCCTTATTCGCGTAGAAAAGTTCTCGCATAATAATCAAATCGACGACGGAATCGAAAATCTTTTCAAGCCCAACAGAACTTGCTAGGCGGTTGAAATGATTTTGAACACCAACGTATTCAGATTCCAAAGTCTCAGAAAAGAGACCCTGTTCAACAGTGTGGAGATCTTCCAATCTATGTAACCGAACATCGGTCACAATAAGCTTGATCAGATAATCTGAAGAGGAAGCAGAGTTCCACAACTTACAAGCCCTCAAGTAGAGCTTAAATCGTGAGTTTGTGAACTCTGTCTTGAACGAAAGTGGTCGATCCGCTCCATAAACTACTCGAGTCATGAAAGCATACGGATCTTCAACTCTAAAACCATGCTGCCTCAACCACGTTGAGCACGGTTCAGACGTTGCTCCTCGCCCAAAGGGGACTTTCCTTACCTCATCTAAGGCATAGAGAATGGAATTAATTTTCTCAGTTGTACGGAAAGTAACAGTTTCTACATCTCTGGAACGCAATCTAAAAAGTTTAGAGTTGCGGTTCTTTCCAGCCAAGACGTAACGATCACCGGAGGAGGTATCGACAATGATTTCTCTCCGTCCCAGTACATGATCCTGGGATTTCCGCGCGCTAATTAAAGCTTTGCGGAAAGTGACATCTCCGTGCAAAGCCTTGATAGGCAATGAGGGATTGGAATAGTCGGAGATGGTTGATTCTGCATCCGTATACGGGTTGTAACACTCCTCATCAGAGTACTCTTCCCCATAAAGGGCAGAAATATTGTGGCTCGTGAGCGCCACATTGAGTCCTGACAGGGACTCACCCCGTGCCTCTGAGAGGCAAATTTCATTGTCACTGACGGCAAGAGGACCGTTGTCTTTGTTATCGGCAAGAGGACCTAACTGAGTGAATTGCTTTGAGTTGTCTGTCATGGTGCAGTAAAGCAGGGTCTCAGTCTCCATACAAAGGAGTGTTGGCCAAAGTCAATTGAGGGGCCGATGCACACCCACATTCTTGGCATTAATCTGTTATAGCTAGCGCTTTACCGCCTATAGAGCATCAGAAATTACTGGGAGCCGAGAATCTACCCAGAGAAGTTTAAAGGTAATTGTAAGAGATACTAGTAACTTGGGCTCACTATAGCTTAATGAATTGACTCGACGTGAAACACGCGCAATGCCGAACAAGTCTGGCAAAAATCAAAAAGCTTGGAGACGTAACTCCTCATCGAGTCATCAGCAGAATGAAATTGTAAGGGCTAGACATCTGAACATCTAATTTTCTGCGGAGTAATATGTTTTGTTTGGAGTTTATCCTCTTCGCGGAGTTAATTTATTAAACATACTAAAAAGACAAGGAAGTTGTGGGGGTTGTGGGGTGTACAAATAACATTTTATCGTGTAAGAAAACCAAAAACACACGTATTAAATGTACGGTTGAAAAAAGCAAACGGGATCGTTTAGATCCAATCTACTAAAGATAGTGACGATTTGATTAAAATCGGACACTAAACATTCGGGGAATATAATTCCCCG